ATTTATTCAAACAAATAATTAATAAACACTAAATAAATACATCATGAATTACATTACATTTATCAATCCACCTGAATCTACTCAGCGAATGAAAACTAACTACTTACCACCTAAGGCAAGCAGAAGCCTAAAGGAACGATTTAAGGCTACTCACCAAGCTATTATTCATGAGCTTGACTATATCAGCCGACCAAGAACACACTACGACCACCTGGCGAGAGTGCTGGAAGCAAAGAGACAAATGGGACTTATCAATTATTAATCATAAAATCAATAAAAATGTCAATCGTTAAAAAATTAGATCAGATATTAACCCACATAGATGGAGTACTCTCAGCTGATAGGGAGCAAAATGTAAAGATACTTATCAGGCAAATTAAGGATGAGCTTGCCAGCAACAATGATAAGACAATGGCAGACCTACTCAATGTCATCAAGCCTAAGAAGTATGTTATTTATTATTACAATGTAGCAGGAGAAAAGTTTTACTTTAGCAATTATAGTGGATCACATCGAAATATTAAAGATGCTGGTGCTTATGATTCAATAGAAAGTGTCTCAAATGCCATCAATAAATTCAGCATAATATATCCTTTTCAATTTAAGATAGAACAAGTCAAGCAATCCATTGGATTCAGCGACTTCAATGATTTCCATGAGAATTGCTAAATTAAATTTGCTATTTCAGATAAATTGATTATTTTTGCATAGTTAAGTCAATCTCTCACGCTAAACGACTTTAAAAACATAATCCCTGTGGATTGTTTGAGGTGAGAGTCAAACATGAAACGGGGATTTCTCTTTTTATTAGGAACATGAACATATACGATCTAAGCAGAAACTTCTTTAACTTCTCATTTGAGAATCCTGAGAAGATAAAACCTAACCACATAGCTATCTACTTCTTTGCAGTTGAGCATTGCAATAGACTTGGATGGAAGCAGAAGTTTGGATTTCCTACTTCTATGGTATTGGAAGCTACTGGCATAAAAAGTTACTCAGTATATAAAAAAACATTTGATGAATTAGTTGAGTATAACTTCTTTACTGTAATTGAATATTCCAAAAATCAATACTCAAGTAACATAATTGCTTTGAAAGAAAATTACAAAGCACATGACAAAGCACTTGATAAAGCACTTATAAAGCACACATCAAAGCACATAGTAAAGCAATGTGAAAGCACACACCAAAGCATTGTGAGTATAGATAAACAAATATACAATAATACAAATACACAAATTAACAAGAGTACAGATGCAGAATTTTCTAACGAAAATTTACACCCTCAAGATTTAGAATATAATAATCAATCCTTAATAGCTAAAAAAGAAAATACAGTCTTTCCGGTCGGCAAAAATGATGTTGATAACCGAAAGCTCAAATTTAGAGACAAGCTCCTTCCATTTATGGATGAATATGGCAAAGATACATTGAGAGACTTTTACAACTATTGGACCGAAAATAGTAAGGATGGATTGAAGTTTAGAATGGAAGCTCAAAAGTTTTTCGATATTAAAAGGAGATTAGCCACCTGGAGCAAAGGAGATAAATTTAAACAGGCAGAGCCAAAGCAGGAAAGCAGACTAAGCAAGAACTTATCAGTTTTACAATCAGCATTACAAACACTTAACGAAAGAGAACAAGATGGAATACAATAAAAAACAATTTATGATTGAAATAGCAAAAGCATTTCAGATTACAGGCGACAAAAACTGCACACAGGATGATATATTATTCATTACTGAAACGATGGCTGATGACTGCCAGCAGTATAAAAACTTAGACTTTACCGAGCTGTTAAACATAGTAAACTTAGGAGCAAGGAAGAAGCTATGCGAGTTTTTTGGACTTAATGTAGCCACGATCCATTCATGGATTCAATTCTACTTAAAGTCAGATTATAAAAAAACTTACGATAAGGCAAAGTTTAATCAAAAGGATGAACTGCCTGACTTGACCGAGAGTGCTAAGGATGAGATATTCAAAAACACGATTATACCCACTCTAAAAAGCAATAACCTACACGATGCATCATTGCCAGTAATTTACGATTACCTCGCTAAGAATGGCTATATTGATATCACAAACGGAGCTGTCAAGCATCTTGCAGAAGCAAAAGAAATGATTAAAACTGATTTATTCAGGAGAAAGGCTGAAGCTTCCAATAAAAGTGATGCCACCATCAACAAGTCAATAATGAAGGAGATTGCTTTGATTATGTCAGATGATTATAACCAAAATGATGTTAGGTATTTTGCCAAGATCATCTACATGAAGCAGATTGATTTGGAGCTTTTAGAGGGTAAACTAAAATAAATACTATTATAAATCAATAACTTGCAATAATCTTAAATTATCTTCAAAATAAATTTGGAATATTAAATTAACATTCTTATCTTGCACTCATTATTAACAAACTAAAAATAAAAAAAAATGACAAAATTAAGAAGCTTATTAGCCATTCACGAGCTAAACATCAAGACACTTTGCAGTTATGAAAGAACAGCTGAAATGACCAATCATTCACTTGACCTGTACAATTTACAGATGCAAAAACAGAAAGTAAAGGGTATCGAAGATGAGATACTTGATCTATTCCAAGCACCTAAGATTACATCTGAAGAACAAGCATTGCTAAATCTTTCTGACTTCTTAGCTACTCAGATTGACAAGTTGAATACCTTGACGATTGATATTGAAGAAGATGAAGATGAGGAGGAGGAAGAAGAAGAACAGGAGATGTCTGCTGCCGACAAAGAAGAAGAACGTGGCATTGCTGCTTTTGAAGATGATAGACAAAGTAACTGGGATTAATTAACAAACTAAAAAAACAATAAAAATGAAAAACTTATTTAAGGCATTGGCCAACTTCCAAAATGAAGTACCTGTTATTCTTAAAGACACTCAAGCATACGGTTACAAATATGCTGACCTTCCTGCTGTATTCTCAACTATCAATCCATTGCTCAAAAAGCATGGATTGGGATTTACCCAACTGATAAATGGAATGCAAGTAAAGACTATTGTGTTTCACATTGAGTCAGCTGAACAAATTGAAAGCAATACAGATATCCCTCAAGGAGTCCAACTTAAAGGAATGAACGACTTTCAGGTACTTGGATCAGCTATTACCTACATCAGAAGATATGCTTTATCATCAATTTTAGGATTGGTAACTGATAAAGACACAGATGCAAGTGGAGAGCAGACTAAGGAAGCACCAAAAGAGACTGGTAAGAAGCCTTTAATGTTTGAAACGAAGGATTACAACAACTGCTATTCTAAACTGCTTGAAGGAGCTATTACATTGGCAACGATCAAACAACATTACTCACTTACTTCTGAAGTAGAAAAAGCCTTAAAAAATGCAAGCAACTAACACAGCACCTGAACGATTCGGCAAATTTACAGCATCTTCCATTTGGAAGTTGCTTGTTTCCGGTAAGGCAAAGGACCAAGAATTTGGCGAGACTGCCCTAACTTATATTGATGAGAAGATAGTTGAAGTACTTACTCAAGAACGACCTTTAAACTTTACCACCTCAGCAATGTCATGGGGAATTGAGCATGAATATATTGCCAATGAGAAGTATAAAAGTATGTTTGATATTCAAGATTCAGATATCGAATATTTTGGAATTGAGAATCCTAAATTCTTTCCTTGCCCTAACTTTCCATTGAATGCTGGAGCAAGTCCTGATGCCTTACATGGCGATTGGTATGTTGAATTTAAATGTCCTTACAATTCAACTGTGCATCTAAAAAACTTGACTATATCACGAATGAAAGAAGGAAAGCTTGATGCATTCAAAAAGCAATACAAGGATTATTATCCACAGATTCAGTATGGAATGTGGTGTACATCCCTCAAACAAGCAAGATTTGTTTCCTTTGATCCACGATTCAAAGATGAGTTTAACAAGATAGCCATCATTGAGATTCCACTTGATGAGGAGTTTATTAAGGCATTACTAAAGAAGATTGAATTTGCTGTGGACTGCTTAAATGATGCAATCAAATGAAGTATAAATCAACTGCCTATATTGAAGATGGAATGCTGAAGCTCCGAAATTCAAAGGAAGCTACTAAGTTTTGCCAGTCATTAAATTGTGCTGAGTTTACCGTTACTTTTGAGAAGAAGAAAGCCATCAGGAGCTTGGAGCAGAATGCTTACTATTGGTCGGCAGTAGTGCCACTAATGAGACAAGGATTCGAGGATTTAGGCAATAGCTTTACTTTGGAATCAGCTCATGAATTTATAAAGAGTGAGTTTAACTTCAAAGAAATTATTAACGAAAAGACAGGCGAAATCAAGCGAGTGCCACAATCAACTACAACACTATCAAAGAGTGAGTTTTGCGAGCTGATAGATAGGTTAAATGTGTTCTGTGGCGAGTGGTTTGGTTTCAATATTCCTGCACCTGGCGAACAGGTCGAATTAGAATTGCACTAAAATAATTCAAAATAAATTTTGAATATCAAAAATAAGATTATATCTTGCACCCATTATCAAACTAAAAAAACAAACTAAAATGAAAAAAGAATACTCTGACTTTTTAAAGTCAAAACAAAAGAATCATATTTATTCAGGATTCGATATTGAAGAAAATGAGTTAAATAATAACTTATTTCCATTTCAAAAATTTATCGTTAAAAGAGCATTAAAAGCTGGTAAGTATGCTATTTTCGCTGATTGTGGATTAGGTAAAACTTTAATGCAATTATCATGGGCAAATGAAGTATCAAAGAAAACAAATAAAAAAGTATTGATATTAGCTCCTTTAGCTGTTGTTGAACAAACAAGACAAGAAGCAGTTAAATTTAATATTGATATTGATTGCTTTGATGCAGATAATTATGAGCAAATTGCTAATATTGACTGCTTATCTTATTCAGGAGTAGTTTTAGATGAAAGTAGCATTCTTAAAAACTTTGAAGGAGCTACTAAAAAATTGATATTAGATACTTTTGCCAATACTCCTTATAAATTAGCTTGTACAGCAACACCATCTCCTAATGATCCTATGGAGTTGGGCAATCATTCAGAGTTTTTAGATGTAATGAGCCGTAATGAGATGCTTGCAATGTACTTCGTTCATGATGGTGGAGAGACAGCTAAATGGAGATTAAAAGGTCATGCAATAAAATTATTTTATCAGTTTATTGGTAGCTGGGCAATCATGCTTAATAAACCTCAGGATATAGGATTTGAAATGCAAGGATATGCATTGCCACAACTTAATATAATTGAAAAGCAAATTATAACTGAGAATAGAGATAATGGTCAATTATTTAATGATGTTGCAATATCAGCAACTAACTTCAATACTGAGTTAAGAATGACTAAAAAAGAAAGATTGAATGAAGTAGTTAAGATAATTGAATCAAAGCCTAATGATAATTTTATAGTATGGATTAAACAAAATGAGGAAGGAGATATGCTTAAAAAATTATTACCTCATGCTGTTGAAGTAAAGGGATCAGATACTGATAAATGGAAAAAAGAAAAACTATTAGGATTTGCAAATAATGAATTTAGGATTTTAATTACAAAGACTAAAATAGCATCTTTTGGAATGAATTATCAAAATTGCCACAATCAAATATTTGCTTCTTTAGATTTTAGTTTTGAAGGATTATATCAGGCAATGAGGAGGTCATATAGATTTGGTCAAAAACATGAAGTAAATATTTATTTAATAACTACAGATACAATGAGCAACGTAAAACAATCAATTAACAATAAACAAAAACAATTTGAAATTATGCAAGATGAAATGGCTATAAGCGTAAATGCTAACTTAAACAATAATACAATGACACAAGCAGACTTTGATATTGAAAGCGAAAACAATGAATGGTTTGATATTAAAAGAGGGGATTGTGTTGAGCTAATTAAAAATGTACCAAGTGAGACAGTTGGATTAAGTGTATTTAGTCCACCATTTGCTGAGCTTTACACATACTCAAGTCATGTTGAAGATATGGGCAATTCAAAAGATTATAATGAATTTTTAGAGCAATTTGGATATCTTATTAAAGAGCTTTATAGAGTTATGATGTCAGGCAGAAACGTAGCTGTGCATTGTATGGATATTCCAATTCAAAAAGGCAAGCATGGATTTATAGGATTGAGAGATTTTAGTGGATTGCTTTTAAAGGCATTTGAAGAAGCAGGATTTATTTATGCATCTCGTGTAACTATTTGGAAAGATCCTGTAATTGAAATGCAAAGAACTAAAGCACTTGGATTGTTACATAAGCAAGTAAAAAAAGATAGCACAATGTCAAGAGTTGGTATTCCTGATTATGTAATGATATTTAGAAAGGATGGAGATAGAACTAATCCTGTAACAAGTTTAGATATACCAGTGGACCTTTGGCAAAAGTACGCATCTCCTGTATGGATGGATATTGACTATGGCAATACTTTAAATGGATTTAGGAATGGTCGTGAAAGCAATGATGAAAAGCATATATGTCCTTTGCAATTAGATACTATTGAAAGATTAATACATCTTTATAGCAATAAAGGAGATACTGTATTAACTCCGTTTATGGGGATTGGTAGTGAAGTTTATCAAGCTGTTAAAATGGGCAGAAAAGGTATAGGATTTGAATTAAAAGAAAGCTACTACTCAATAGCAAAGCAAAATGCTCAATCTGCTGTAACTGCAAAGAATCAATTAACTTTAATCTAAAAAAACATCATGCAATTAGATATATTTACATCCCAAAATTTAAGAGATAAAGGCATTCAACAAGCAATCAATCATGCCGAT